GTAACAATGATGGAGCCAGTCGGTGACCCGTAACCAGTGTTAAGAGCGTAGAAACTCTTCTCAGCATTTGAGCCGAGGCTGGTGAGGTTCGCGTCTGCGTCCTCTTGTGAGAGGTCAACACCACCGGTAATCTGCTGTCCAACAACGCCACCACCGTAAAGTGAATTTCCAGCGCGGAAGTCCAGACGAGAATCCGTATAGGTGAAGTCCAGGAAGAAGATGAGACCCGAAGGCAAGCTCATCGGCTGGACCGAAACAAGATCGTTGGCCAGAAGACCACCGAAAACACGACGGACGAGGGGGAAAGCCACAGAGGCGAAACCCTCGACATCTCCAGCAGCCATCGAGGAAGCCTCTTTGAGCAGCTGGGCGGCCTGGTTCTCTAACAAACGAGCCATGCCATTTCTCTCTTGGTCATCATTGAGTCCTTCAAGAAGTCCGGTGGCTTCCCACTTTTCAAGTAGGGCAGCACCTTCTCTCTGGAGGGAACGTTCTTTGATGCCTTCAGTTAATTTATCTAAAACAGACATTTGAAAATCCTCCTTATGAATTGTTGTTTAAGCCTGCCAAGACTTTCCACCTGTCAACAGCTGGATTGTCTTGAGTTTTTGCCTCTGTCTTGCGACGAGACAAGATTAAAGTCGAAGAAGGTTTGTTAACGGCTTCGCTCAACGATTCTGGCGATTTGCTTTTGGTGCTGCCCGTTGCGCTCTGAAGTGTTTCAAAGATAATCTTTGCTTCTTCAACAGTTTCAGCCTTTGATATGGCATCGGCAATTCTATTTTTATGCCGCTCATTCAGGGAGTCACCAATCAAGACTTTATTCGTGTAAAGTAATCTCGCATTTTGAAGATTTGTCTCTTCAAGCGTATCCTTTACTCTAAGAGAGAGATCACGTAATTCATCTCTCTCTTCAATAGCTTGGTTTAATTTTTCTTCAAGGGCCTTGTTAGCCTCTTGTAGGTCAGAAACGGCCTTTCTCATTGCGGCGCGCTCTTCCTTGACCTTGGAATCTTGCTCAAGTGCAAGAAGCTCTTCTTCTGCAAGGTCGACCATCGCTTGTGGCGTGCCGGCCCAGCCGCTCTTCTGTGGATGGATGTCAACCGTCAACTGCTCGATAATATCAGCAAGCGATTCTTCACTTAAGTCTAGTTCTTCCTCAAGTGGCAACTCCTCTTCCTCTTCAGGAGGGGTCATTCCAGTTAATTCTATCGCTGCAGCCTCTCTATCCACTTCAGGCGCCATCTCGTCGCCCGCGTCAAGCTGCTTGAGCAAATCATCCAAGGGAATCTCGATCTCTTCATCATCGTCGGGACAAGGGCAAAGTTTTGCACCAGCAGTGCTTGCCATCGGAACATCATCAGCCATTTCTTCTTCTGGCTCTTCGGCCGTATCTAAACCGAAATCGTCCATCTCATCTTCCGGTTGCTCTAATAAATTTTCAACTGCTTCTTTGATTTGTTCCGAATATTTTTCTAAGACGGAAGCCTCGGCGCTCTTGAGAGCCGCCTCTCTCAGTGCTTCAGCGTCGACGATAGCTTGTTCTAACATATTTGACATTGATCTTCTCCCAAGAATCCTTAATATTAATTAGTGCTTTTTTTTGTAAATAGCATATATAATTTTTTAAGATATAGGCCAGAACCCTTAAGCGTTAATGCCTGAGCCGCTAAGTGCGAACATGGATTGTGTCGGGATAGTAGTCAGAGAGGCTACAACCTCATAGCCTCCAGCAGCCATGCCGGGGGATGAGGAGATCCACATCTCTTTACACTTCACATCAAAATCAATAGAATCTCCAGCACTGTCCAAGGTGACATAGTGATGACCATCGTAGACTCTGTTTTCAGCCGAAGAGGTACCAAAGTGGACCCTAATGTGCGTATTGTTAGTAAAAGAACCAGACGCAATAACTGTAACCTCCTTGGTGACATATGGAAATTCAATGTGGTGATGCACATTAGCGGCTGAAAACGCATTACCAGTTATGTAGGGGTGACCGGAAACCTGATAAGAGCCCACATTTCTAAGCCCACTAGCGGTTGAACCGTGAAAAATCTGTTGCCCTGTCTTTGTATCTGTTGCCATTTTCTATCTCCTGCTGTCGAATGTATCGTTTCTTTCTTTATTAGCCTTTCTGGCGTTTTCAAGGCTCCTCAACCTGGCCTTTCTTTTTCTAGTAGATGGTTTAATATACCTACTTCTATCTAAATAGTCCTCAATAATTCTTTCTTTTTTTACTTTTTTGATAAATCTTTTTATAAGCCTGTTGGTGTTACCACCTACCTCTTTTAATGTAACCTGTAGATTATAAGTTTTGTTAGCCATTTCTTTCCCCTAGATGATATTTCCATTTATCTTGTGCCAAGTTGAGAATCCCACTAATATCAACACCAGGGTTGGAATTATCAGTTGAGCCCTCTGGGATTGGTTTAGTATTTTTGAAAACATTTCCGAACGAAGTGCTCTCATTAAGTCTTTTTATTTTTTCTTGGCGCTCCTGCTCCAGTCTCTCAGCCTTTATGTGCTGATCTGTTGTTTTTTGGTTGCTGCTCTTGGATTCAACAACCACGGAGCCACCCATGCCCTGCGCCACCTCTTTTATTATGCCAGATAATACACCTTCTTCAAAGATACACTCTTTAATGCACTCTTTAATAAGTGGCTTAAGCATTTTTTTAAGTTCTTTCTTATTCATGATTAACCTTTTAGAATATCATCAATAATACTGCTAATTTTTTGTTCCTTAGCGGTATTTTCATTAATATAAGCATTTATTTGAGGACTCATCTTAACGTCAGAAGATACCGAAGGGCTCATATAAGCGTTGGGAGTGGATGGGTCCGACACCATGTCAAAACAAATCAATTGAAAATCATCTTCAACAATAGTATTTCCGCCCTGTTGCTTTACAGAGCCCAGACCTCTAGATGAAATGCCAAGCTTGACACCAGATTTTACCAAAGATTTGAGAATTTGGCCGCTAGGCGTATCAAGAACCTCTATCTTGCCCATGACATTGTTTCCGTCCCACCACATTTTTGTGACAAGATGACTGGCGTTTTTCAAGTTAATAACAGAATCATCGGGATGATCGAGTTCTCCAAGAGACCTCCTCTCTCCGATGGCCTGCTGGTAATTTTCAACTTCGCGCTGTAGGATGGGCTTGCTGTATATGCGACCGTTTCCGTTTTTAGTGCCAGCCTTTTGGCAAATACCAACCAGATAAACACCGCCATTGGAAATGCTGCGCTTCTCGACCTCTGTTAAACGCTCAACCGGACATCTGCCCTCGGGGCACAATTCAAAAAATTCTGTGAGGAGTTGTTTTGTCATTATTTCTTTTTACCTTTTTTGCCATAGTCGCCTTTGTATTTATTGCCAACCTTTGCAATGTTTTTAACACCCCACACATAAGAAGCAGGGCTACTTTTAGTTTGTTTCTTGCTCATAATATTATTGCTGCGAGGCTCACCCTCGCTTGATTGTGCTGCCGTTACAGCAACGACGAACTTCTGGAGTATTGCGCCGTCTCATGATTTACCTCCTGTCCTATTAATTTTTAAACCAAAATCATCTAATAACATTGTAATAAAATAACTTGTTCCTGCCGAAATGCATCCACACAAGAAAGCATTTGTAAAACTATATTCAAAGCTAAATAGTTCTGTGAAACCATTAATACTCCACAAAAAAACCCCGACCCAGAAGCCCAAACACAGTGGGCAACTAAATAATTTCCCAAATTGACCTTTGGTAGGCCTAACTGGGTTGAATATCGAACCATATAGAAGTATGAAAGTCATACCATAGGATGCAAGAACAAAATGTATTAATTCCACGCTACACCTATTCTTCGAGTCGATACACAGCAGAGTATTTACCGATACCATAAGGATACTTGCCAGTTTGAATTGAGCCCTTTTGATCGGCGTGGCGTTCAGGGTCAAACTCAGTTGACTCCCCAGGGAGGGGATCGGCCAATCTTTGTTCCTGCTCTTTCTCAAAAGCTTCTTCAAACTCAATTTCGGGTTTCTCTATTTCCATAAACTTATAAATGGAATATAGTGCATGCTGCAAGGCATTATATTTTTTTGATTCCAAAATAGGAGCTTCCATGGAGTAAAAAACATTCCCCCCTTGAACAGATTCGTTCGAGGTGATACCTTTTCTAAACAGAAATTTGAAAAGTCTATCTTGTGCTTCATAAACATGATCGCCAAAACTGTCCTTTGCAAAGGCAACAATCTTTTTTTTCTCCATCATTAAAACAATATCAATGTCATTATGATCAAAAATCATAATATCGCCGTTGATGCTTTTCTTTGCCTTAAGCCTAATCGTTTCCTTAACTTGTTGTTTGCTTGGGGAAACATCTATCTGCACCTTTCCAGTCGCGTCAACCTTGTCACCTATTTTAATCTTTATAGCCATTATGATTTTATCTCACACACTAATTGTTGAATACTTAATAATTGCTTAACCATGGCAGAATCAATCTCTCTACTCTTATAGGTTTCCAGCAAGCTCATCAGTTCATCTTTCTTTTCTGCCATTTCATTATCGGAATCGAAGAATGAACTTTCTTGTATCAGCCCACGCAGTCGGCCTATCTCCTCGTTGAGATATACCTTAAGCTCAAGACCGTTGTCATCAATCGAAGTAATATATCTAGACAAAAGACCTTGTTGTTCTTCAAGTAAGTTATTAGAATATGTTTCGTTAAACTTTGTGAAGAATGTCTTAAGAGCCAACTTGTCCATGGGTTTAATTTTTGTCTCGCTCTTCTCTACAAGTGTTGAGCAAATCTTATCAAGCACGGTCTGTTCTAAAAGAACCTGATTCTTTGGTTTAGTCTTGGCATAAAACAATTGATTTATTGTAGCCAGCTCTCTATAATCTGGTACAAAGTTGTCATATACACTTTCACCCAGATTCTTGTTAATATCATCGATAAGACGAGTTTGAGAATTGAAGATTACTTTTTTATCAAGCTCTTTAAATTGCTTCTTGGTTTCAGAAATAAGTTTTTCAGCAATATCCTTACTAAGATTGGTTTCCTTATAGAGTGTCTTATACAGCGACAACTCTTTTCCAAGGACGGTGTTTGAATTTAAATGTTTTTTTAAAATTGAAATAATACTGCTTTTCCTCTCAGCCAAGCCCTTGGCTGTGGCAACAGTCAATTCCCTGATTAAGGACTCGAAAAGGAAAGCAGTATTTCTTTTTTTATTATGCCTATACTTCATCCGTCTTATTGCCCTCCATCAACTTAATCAAATCTTTAATTTCAGTATTAACCTGCATTAATGTTTCTTCTTCCTTATGGTAAGTAGTTTCTAGACCCTCTGTAATACCATAACTTAATCCTTTGAGTCCATCTTTGCCTTTCCAGCCTGGGTGTAGTGCTCGCGGGTCTAGCCCAGGCAAGGCTTGGGATGACATATTTCTAGATCTTGCGCCGTGGGTGCGACGATCACCGCCTTTCTGGGAAACAGGCATATACCAACTCTTAGATTTCTCTGTCGTGGTTAACTTTTTGCCAAGCTTGTCTTTCTTAAATTTCTTGCCGTCATCCCTTTTGGCGGGGGCAGCCTCATCCGGGGGGGTTGCCAAAAGTGTCGGCTCCTCTTCTGGCGTTTCAAGTTCATCGCCGCCCTCTGCGGCCTCACCAGGTTCTTCAGGTGCGAGATCATCCAATCCAGTATCTGCACCCGGCTCCTCGCCAAAGTCAGCACCAAGGCCTGCGGCGCCGCCTGTAGAGACTTCCTCTGCAACCTTTTCCAAGGTCGCGTCAAATTTCCTATCATGGAACATCTCTCTCTTAATGCGCAACATCTCTTCTTCAGACATATTGAAAATGTTTTCTGACACCCAACGTTTACTAAAGAACCCTTCAGTTGCCGATGCGGCAGTGTCAAATTTGGTCTTCCAGTGCTCCAACTCTTGTAGTTGTGCCAGCTTGGATGGATTGTTAAGCTTGAGTTTAAAAGAAGTCAAATCTTTACCACGGTAGCCACGAGAGAAAAGATGGACAACCGCTATCTTCTCCAACTCGGAGGTGATTGATCTTTGCAATCTCTGCACGGTTCTTGCAAATCTAATATCTTTTTGTGCGAGTGTGGTTTTGTCTTCATCGCCACCCTCTCCGCGAGTCAGATAAGATGCCGGCACTTTAAGAGCACTGAATAATTTATCTCTGAGATATTTAACGTCATCAATGTCTCCAGTGTATGAGCCACCAGGAAGAGTTTCAACTTTTGAAGAGGTACCTCCGCGAACTGGAATAAAGTAGTCCTCTTCAATGCTAAGAGGATTATATCGAAGGTCGACCTTGCCTGTGTTGGGGTCCACGATCTGGTTTCTCTTCATCTGAGTCATGACTCTTTGCATATATTGTTCCACGTCTTGTGGTGGTATATTACCAACGTCAACATAAAAAACACGGCGCTCAGGTGAACGAACAATACGATAAGCCATAACAGCATCTTCCAGAAGTGTTAATTGGCGCCAAATTCTTCTGGCTGAATCTAAGATCGAAGTACCATATGGCGTATGTTTATCGTTGCCAAGGATCCTAAAATGTGCAACCTGCCAATTCTCTAGGGTCATACCGGCAGAGTTCCACTGGTACTGGACATAATTGGGGTTTTCTTCATCTTCGCCCTCAAGTCTTTCAACTTCTGCCGAAGGTAATCCAATAATATGTTTGATACCATCCTTCTCATCGATGTCTAAGTAGAGGAAAAAATCACCATACTTACATAATGACCTTGCCCAGCCAAACAGGTTAAAATCAATGTTCAGAACATTGTGAAACAAGTTGTTAAGCTCAAGTTTAATTTCCTCATCTGGCGTTTTAATGTCTAAAAGAGGGGTTAGCTCGGTAGAGGTTGTAATCTCGTCTGCAAAAATGTCAAGAGCACTAGCAATCTCTGGCGTGTATTCCATTTGATCAAAATCAGCATAACGATCAAAGCGATTCTGGTTGGCCATGTAGTTGGCACTATAAGTGCCCAAGCCTTTTTGGCTAAACTGTGATTTTTTAAACTGCTGGCCACTGGCAGACTGGAATCTAGATGCTTGAAAATCTAATTGTCCTCGCGGCATGCGACGAGGGGTCTGACGTCTATATGTAGCAATTGGGCCAGATAAAAGTCTAGTGAGTTTTCTAAAAAGGTCGCTTTGTGGATTTCTTGGATTACTTGTTCTCTTCGCCATGTTTTATCCCTTAATAAGCCAAGAATATTCTTGGTAGTGTTTCATTGTATCATTATTTTTTACAGGTTTATAGCCTTGTTGTCCTTGAATTGTGGTATTCATTGTTGTATCGTATTTTTTCATTGAGCCCAAGAACGCCTTTCTATATTCTAGCTCTCTCTGGTTTACAGTAAAAGCTATATCTTTGACCCAACAGCCAATCGCACAAGCCATAATTAAGTCATCATTATACTTTTTCATAGCCTGTGGGCGACCGTTGTTCCAAACGAATGTTTTCATTTCATTATATAGCCTATTGGAATATATTGTAATTAGTTGATTTCGTATGAATTCCTCCATTTTTGCTATAATAAGAGGCCGTGTCTTGGAGGTATTAGAAAATCCTGGTACGGTATTAGTTAATGATTCGGCAGTTACGGGGTCGACATACTCATGACTAGATTTATAAGAATAAAATAAATTTGGATATGTTCTTTCAATTAATTTGTCCAATACCGTCCAACCAACTGAGTTGTTTTCTACGACAAGCATACACTCACCATATTCTCTTCCCGCTTCATTTAACATATTGGAAAAAAGATCTGGCGTGGGCTTACCCATATATTCAGCTACTATTTCCATGGTTTCTATCTTAAACACATGAAATGCTGAAAAGTCTGCGCCATCTCCGCGAGCAACATCAGCAGATATCAGATATGTGTACTGAGGGCTATACTCTTCCCAGATCCAAAAATTACGATCGAACCCAGTTCTGTGCTTTGGTTCCTTTATAGCGAACTCTATCTTCTGCATGTCTTCAGAGTGGAACACAGTCTCACCGGACATATTAAAATTACACTCAAGCTCCTGAGCTATCTGCCTACGAGACATGTTTCTCGTTTCTTTCTGAAACCATTCCTGATCGCGGTCGGGATGTGATTGCCATGGCAAAGTCGTAAGATGAAAATCATTTGTTTGTGATTGAGAGTCGACACATGTTTGGTGGAACCAGTTGCCGACACCGTTTGGGGTCGAAAGAGCGATGCATCGACCACCAGTGGACAACGTTGGATACAAGCCAGTCCACAGTTCTTCAAGACCCTCTACGTGTGCCGCCTCGTCGATTACCAATAGCGAAAGAGCTTCGGAACGACCAGCATCGCCACTAGTGGAGGATGCTTTTATTTGAGAGCCGTTGGAAAGCTCAAAAGAAGTTCTATTGTCAATTTCAATTTTGGCTATCTTAAGCCATTCTGGGAGGTGCCTATGTATGTTTTTGACTTTCTTAACAAGGTTGGCTGCTGTACCAAATTTTGTTGCTATGACTAAGATGTTCTTATCCCGGTGGAACATCATCATCCATGCCACGTAAGCAGCAGTAATAGTTGAAATGCCAAGCTGGCGTGCCTTTAAAATAACATTAAAGCGATGATCGTTAAAATCTTTAACTAGCTCGTCTTGAAAATCATAAGTTTTAAACGGCACCAAGCCATGCATGGGGTGCGATATCTTAGCGTAGTTATTAATGAAGTACACAGGATCCTTTCCAGATTTAACAATCTCTTTTAGGATCTGTTCACGGGAAAGTGAATAGGACATATGCTAGTCCTTCTTGTCTTTTAGTCCCCCCTGTGCGAGGAAATCCTTGAAGTTTTTCTCAACCGTGTCTTCACTAGGCGCAAGTCGATCTTCTGTACCGTCCAGGCCACCTATTTGATATAGCTTGGTAGCTATAACAAAAACCCTTACTCTACTAGTTGTTTGCACCAAGGCATCGCAGTCGCCCACAGGGGTTAAAGAAAGGGCGTTGCCAGTAATCTTTTTGTATTGTTTTTTGAGGAAAGACACAATATCAGCCATTGTTTGTTCTAACTCGCCTTCAAGGTCCTGGGCGTATACATCTTTCAATCTGATCTCGCTTTGATAGGTCACAATCAACTTAGTGCCATCGATACGTATCTTAAAGCCGTCAATAGCTCTAGAATGCAATACTGGGTCGCCCTTCTCTCTTCTTAATCCAATTTCAATTGGCTCACCTTTTTCATCCAGGGCGCCGTCATATGCATGTGCCGCTGCTTGAGAAATTCCTCTAACGATATCAATTGTTGCTTGTGACATTATCTGGTCTCCATCCTTTTAGCCAGCGATCTTCTCGCCCTTCAATGTACTTTATGTAGCATGCTTCGCAACATTCATATTTATTATTATAAATGTCGTCCCTTATATTTTTAAATTTTTTAGTGCAAACCGGACAATTTGTCCTAGCTTCTCTATTAAGTAGTTTTTTATTAACTAAAAACCCTTCAACTTCTACGAGTTCTGATGTCTCATTTGCGCGTCTTTGTTTTTCAACCACATGCCTTAGTTGATCAAGATAATCTTTTTCCTTATCTTCATTCCAATATTTCGCTGGGTTTTCAACAGCCTCTGGACCGTATTTCTTTTTAATGGCTTTTTCGTAGCCTGCTATCTTGTTTAAATCGTTATCCATTATACATCCGATACATTGGCTAGATTTTCGTCGACATCCATAACATTGCCAAGATCACCCGCTGCCACATCATTAATTGAATTTCCATAAACAATTTGTAATTTTGGTGCAGTTCCACCACCACCTTCATTAAAATACATACCAGCGTCCAAAGAAACTTCGGATGGTGCTACATTTAGATAGTCGTTGTCGTATTGCACAATGGCGACTGCAAAAACATCTAAAGAAACTATATCTGCGAGGGCGGCAGCGTTCAGAATAAAAGAATTATAGCCGGATGTATTCCAAGTTGTCAACTCAGAAGAATAGTCGGTCACATTGCCATTCATTGAATTCCCAGCAGAGAATCCAGTAATTGCGTCAAAATCAGCAACAGCAATATCAGTGGAGAGGTCTGGGGCAGTTGCTTTCACAGCAATTACGTCTGCGTCACCATTGAGTCGACCCCTAATCAGCAGGCGCGCTGAAGCAGGGGTGGTTTTGAATTTACTTGTGTCAAAAGAAAAGAAAGCTCTGGAGACAGTGAACGTGTCACCGCCTCGTCCTGCGGTATGATAGGCCAGGACCGCAGAGGCACGGTTGGTGCTATTGGGGCCTGCGCTAGTACCGGTGCCGGCGTCACGGGTGGCGGACCAAGTAGTGCCGTTTTTGCTTACATATCCATCGGGAGCGGGTGCAAATTTAGTCGAAGTAATTGACATTAAATTATCACCTTTGGTAAATAATATTTCTTGTGGTTAAAATAACTATTTTGAGGAGGATCAACTTCAATCTCTTCATAAATAACGTCATACTCCTCATCGAGGTCGTGATTGTTTGTTCTATCGGCGCAGTTATTCCAAAATGTAAAAATGGTGCCCTCTTTGGTTATGTTTGGCAAGACATCTTTAAATTTCTTCCAGTCTCGATCACCAAAAGCATCATAAAAAATACCATCATATATGCCAAACTCATCTTGTTTATTATACCATGAGCCATTAACAATTTTAACATTTGGTTTATCGCTCGCCCATTCTTCTAGTTTTTCTATTATTTGCGGGTGATTCTCAACAATCGTATGAGATGTCGGATTTAGCCCCTGAATATAGTTTGCCGATATTCCCATTCCAAAGCCGATCTCTAAAATATCGCCGCCATTTGAGCATACCACCTCTGCGTGCCTTTTCATCAAAGAATCTTCCCAAGACATCATTACCTCAGTTTCAGTTTCAGGGAGCCAACTATCTTTCATGATAATTGAATCTTCCTTAAAAACCAGTTCTCGTTCTTCAAATATTAATTTCATTATGCTAGTGTAACAAAAGTATTGTCAGGATTAAAGTAAATTAAAAAATCAGTCCCGTCAGTGTCCATAAGATAACCAACAATTCTAACAACATCACCGGATGTTGTTGATGGGTGCATATCGTATTCGCCTGCGGTTGTGCTGAGATATACAGGATCTCCGACATCTGTGACGTCGGCATAATTGTTCATTAGGGCGGCATCAATACGGACTATCCCTCGTAATAATACAAGGCCCTCGTCTGCACCTCCGTCATCATCCAGAGCAACCCCCAACATACGTGTTGAGTCACCGTTTGCCGACGTATCACTGCGATCTGCCTCGTACCAGCCCTGTCTGTAAAGGCTAACAACGTGTCCCTTAACAATGCCGCTGTCGAAGGCCCCCAACCTTATCATGTCACCGCCGCCTTGGCCATCAGCGATCTTTGCAATTGCGTCGCCCTGAGAGCCTTGAGTACCCATATCGGTTATGGTGTCGAAAGCAGTAACAGGGGTAGTGATTGCAGGACTATAAGTTGTTCCTGCTGCTCCCAGGGCGCCGCAAGTTGCCATGCTGCCGCTAAAATAGGTGCCACCGTGGGCGCCAGACATTATTAATTTATCAGCCGACGCTTCATCATAAAATATATGAGCGTCTGCGCCGTCACCAAATTGAAGTTTCTTATTATCTTGCATTTCCATGGCGTTGGCTTGAAGTGTAAAAACATGAGTATCGTCATAATCAAGAAACCTAAGCTCCTGGGCTGTGCTGGTATCAAGAGAGGCACGGATGGTACCATCAGATTTAATAACAATAAACTCGTTAGCCTCCGTACCAGGATCAAAAATGATATCGTAACTTGAATCTAATACGATCGATGTTGCAGTTGTGGCTATTGTAAATTCGCCATTATTGGCTTTTGTTAAAGTGGCCACGTCATTGGCATCGTCAGCCTGGTCAGCAATCAACTGTATTTTTGCTGATCCTCCCTCATATGGATTGTGGACAGTAAAGCCAGTATCACACGATGCTGAAATCTGACTGCCGCTTAAGACCAATCCACCATCTGCTGAACCGGAGATAACCAAGAAGTCATGGGAATCACCACTAGCCTCCAAGAACATCGCATAACTTTCAATATTCCCGCTATAACCAAATATAATCTTTTTGTTATCCTCCATGATAATATTATCTTTGATTTTGAGCATATCAATGCTAGTATCGTATATAAGTTGGCCATCGCCGGCGCCGCCCTTCAAATTGATCGTTGTATCTGACGCGTCGTCCTCGCCAAGATTAATCGTGCTTGCTACAAAATTAAGGGCTCCGGAGCCGTTTGATGCAGATAAAGTAATGTTTGAGCCAGTAACGAGAACGTCACCAGTAGACTCCATATATATGCTAGACCCAGATACGTTAACACCATGAGAGCCGCTTATCATGATGTTTCCTGCCGTGCCGGAAATCTGCAAATCTCCGGTGTCGTTCTGGATTATTGAATTAGTTCCATCATGAAACAATTCAAAGTCACCACCCGAGATGGAGCCAAGGAATATTTTTTCATTGTCCGCGAACCACAGGCCGGCGCTGGCCAGATAAAATCTATCATAATAACTTAAGTATCTTATGTCAGCCTTGTTGTGGGTTCCTGAAAACTCCAACATTGGTCCACTAAAAAAGCCAGAATCTGTTATAAGACCATCCCTAAGCGAGAGAGTGGAAGACGATACGACAAGTCGTGAGGCCGACATTATTAAATTATCAGAAGTAGCCTCATCATAAGTTAAATAAGAATCCGAATTGGTACCGAAATAAAACTTGTGATCATCTTTAACCATCACATTGTCGTTAATGGTAAAAGTTGTGCCGTCATAAGTAAGATTGGCTTCGGCTGTTAGTGTACCATCCCCATCGGAGGTTAGCACCCTGTTAGCTCCGTCAGAAGCAATAACTTCAGCCACGTTTAAAGTCAGAGTTACGTCACCGCTAGTGCCGCCTCCATCAAGGCCTGTACCGGCTGTGACAGCCGTGATGTCACCAGATGCGCCGCCTCCTGCGTCCACCTTGCCATCAATGATCTCATCCAGTTTGGCCCTGGTATAATCTCCAATTCTTCCTTTCTTACTGGCCATGGTCTCTAATCTCCACGGCCGCAAAAAATATAGCAACTGACACTAGTATTCCGGCTAACACACCTCCTGCGAACCACAAGGAAGAATAGTCAGGCCCGATTTCATCTTTTATAAACTTGTTAAGATCATCAATCTGGGCGTTCTTAACCCTCAACAATTCTTCGTGTGTCTTCAACAGCGAAGTGTGATCGGCACTTAATAAATCAAAAGCCATCTTTTTGTCTGCAAATTGTTTAGCAAATTCCTTTCGTAGCTCTAGCTCCAACTCTAAGGCAGCATACTTTTTATCTGCTATCATCTTTGAAGCTGCAACATTGTCTAACAGTATACCAGCGAAAGGTGCCTTCTCATTCAAACCAAGCGCAGTGACCTGGCCCTCAAGGTTTTCTATCTCTTGGCCAGATACCTCAATAGGAATCAAGATTATTAATACGGCCAAAAAAAATGCTAGTACCTTATTCCACATGCTTGGCTCCTAAAATTCTTGCTATCTCTTTTGCCATTTCTTCAGGCTTTTCTTTATGCTTTTCAACAAGATTAGATATCTCTTCGCGCTTTTCTTTTTCCAAGGCCTCGATTTTAACATCAAACTCCTCTTCAATTTTAGTCAGGGCCTCTTGATGACCTTTTATGATCTTGTCCTTTTCTTTGTCTTTGATATCGTTGTTCTTGTTTATTACATCTAATTCTTCTTTGTATCTTCTTCTAGATAACTCAAAAAGGTCAAAAAATTTATTTTTGATACCATTCTGCAAAGAAGCGAAAAGAATCATCAATATAATTAAAAATGGCACATACCAGTGGTGCTTTACCCACGTCCAGGCTTTGCTCAAAGCTGTCTTCATTGCTATTTTCCATGTTTCCATTGTGTGGCAAGGTCAACCAATGCTTGTGAGCCGATATAAGCTAAAGTTACAGCAACCCAATCTTCACTAGTTACATTTCCACTAAACACTAAATAGGTCGCTGTGCCCCATGCAAGAAACTTGCGACTAATAAATCTCTCAACGTGCCTATCAAGCCATGCTCTCATTCTAGACATTGTAAACACCTCCTAGAGATAAATAGTTACCAAATCTTTTTAGAGGGTAAATCTCGACCCCAGTTCAAAAGTTTCAAATCCTTGTTGTAAATAGCCCAACCAATAGGATTTTTACTATTGCTCATGGTCAAAATAACACTACATGCCTCTCTAAGGTTAGAATAGGGACCGTACAGGCCCCAATTGCCGATGTGGAAAAACCTGCCATCTTTATTCCTAACCCAGCACATAGCATGGCCGTGTAATTTGCCGTCTTTCCCCAGCCAAGAAAAAATAAAAATCCTTGGATCATACTTGGTATGGACACAGTGTGCTGCCCATACAGAGAAATCATCACAATCTAACGGACCATCCGGCTGTTTGCCGGTCCTATCAATCTCGTTAAGGCAATGTTGAACCCACCTTGGGCTTCCAATGGAATCCCACAATGCGCGGGAATCATCTGCCGTCCAAGTGAGCTGGCTCATCCTCTCAGAGGCCTTTTGTGGTGTCGAACATATCTCCAGAGTAGTGTCCTTGTACTTTCTATGATATAGAAACCTGTAAATTCCACTCCAGAACGGCCACCAAAATAACGCGACCGGATAGAAAAATCTTGCTAAAGCTAATTTAAATTTTGACATGGGTTTGCCTCCTATTCATTAACGCAGGCAAAACCCTCGCTTTTTTCAATTATTATCTGTTTATCGACAATATCTTTTAAGCTTTCCAGGTGTGAAATAAGCAACACGGTTTTGAACTGCGTTTTTATCATATCAAGAATTCTAATGAATCCCTCCATGTTTTCTGCGTCGAGCGCAGTGCCTGGCTCGTCTAGTATAAATATGTCGCCCTTTGGTAAAGTGGACACGTTTAAGAGTGCAAGACGAATTGCCATGGCAGCAATTGTCTTCTCTGCTCCCGAGCCCATCTCGATGGGACGCGGATCATAATTTGGATGTTTAATTAAAATATCTAACTTTTTATCATCATTAACAAACATGATTTCAAATTCCACAATGTTCGTTAAAATTTTTGAAACCTCACTGTTAATTAAGGGGAGACGCTTTTTGATAATATCGTAAGATATGCCGTTAGAATGCATACATCGCATAAATAAATCAGAGACTGTGAATTCATTTTCAAGAGTATGGAACTCTTCTTCCTCTTTAACCACTTGATCGTGCTTCTGTTCCAAGCTGCCATTTTTTCTGTAAAGATCCAGTAGCTGCGCTCTACAAGATTCGAATTCCTTATTTGCGTTTTCAATTTCATTTTCCAGCGTTTCCTTATCTTTTAGTAAGTTTTCTAAATTTTCAATCGCCTCTTTATTGCTGTTATATTGACCTTCCTTCTCTTTGAGCTTGTCTAAGGTGTTTGCAAGATGAAACAGCTTAGACTTTCCACGCTCCAACTCTAATTCAATAGAGCTAACTATATTTTGCTGATGTATTTTCCTTTCCAAGATCTTTTCGTATTTTTCAATATAGTCGTCAAGCTTGGTGGGATTCATCTCTTCTCGCTTGTTGCCCAGCGTTTTCTTTCTCAAGGAAGATTGATTAATTTTATTCTCATACATCCTCAAATTATCAATCGCCAAGTATGCATCATTAACAAACTGACAAGACTTCTGAAATTGCTTCCCACAGGGGACTGTCTTCAAAATATCTATTTTCTTTGAATTTATCTGTCTCTTTTCATCAAACTCCTTAAGTTCCGTTTCAATTTCGAGTATCTGTTGCTGATACGAATCAACAATCTTCTTTTTATTCCTTGTATCTTCAATATTGAAAGAGTCCACAAAATTTTGAATCTTTGTGAGAAACTCAGTCTGTTTTTCAAACTCATTTGTTTTTTCCTCAATTGTGGCTTTTAAAGAAGTGCTCTCCTTGCTATAAACCTTAATGTCGTTCTTTACTTCAGTGATGTCAATAACCTCTGCGGGGATTGAATCGATTTTAGAATTAACATTAAGTAGTTCACTTTCTAAATTTTTAATTTTCTCAGTTAATGACTCGCAAGTGCGCTCTTTTACTGATAGTTTTGCTTCTTGTCTGGCTAGTTTGGTGCGTGCCTGCTTTCTTTCTTCTTCAAAATCTCGATCCGACAAGCGACGGATCGCACCCTTTAAGTCAGAAGCGTCCTCCTTGCAAAGCTTAAACTTCTTTTCAAAAACTTCCAAGTCCAAAAACTTAGCAAGAATCTCCTTTCGGCGGGTGGAACCCTCGCTAATGTAAGACAAAGATTCAAGCTGGCTGGCCATGGAGGTGGTTAGAAAATCCTCAAGCGTACCAAACACCTTGCGAATGTTCTTATCAGTTTCTAAGCGACTAGTGCCATTAAGTGACTCCACATCACCTGTCGCATTATCAAGTACATCGAACTCGACATCAGTTTTAGCCTCAAGTGTTTCCTTGCCCTTCAGACGCTTAATGTACTTGGTGCTCTTTCTCTCAACGCGATATGTTTTAGAGCCGATATCAATCTCAACATAGCCGCGACAGTCGTCTCTATTCTGGTTAATCAGATTGAGATTCTTGCGGCTGTTCTTGGAAGTGGTGTTGTAAAGGGTATACAGAAAGCTATCAATAATGCTTGATTTACCAGAGAAGTTCTTTCCAAAAATCCCAACAATACCCTCAAGATTAGAAAATTGTATGCTGTTACCTTCTCCATAATTGAAAAGATTATCCCATTCAATCTTCTTAAGCTTCCAATTGATGTTTCTAGAGACCTCCTCTTCTTCTTCAACTATCGTATTATATTTGCGGTTCATACGATAAACATTATCTAGAGTTTCTTCTTCTGGCTGATAGTCCGACAGATACTCTGAAATGAGTTCCTCTTGCACAGCTACATCTCTCAAGTCTTCTTGTACAAGAGAATTGGCCAAGTCCTCAACATTGCCGCGCTCTCCTGCACTTCTATTCAAGTATGTGACGGCTTCAGGCTTAAAGCGTGATTTAGCGACGTCAACAGCCTTGCGAACAGCATCGAGTGGTAAATTATTCTCTGAAACCAAACGAAGGCGAGCACCTTTCTGGATTTCTAGTTTATTTGGAAGGCGACCCTTTGGGGTGAGCTTGATCGTAATAAAAGGCTTTGGGTTATCAATCGCATAGTGTGTGCATTCATAGGTGTCCCTATCGTCAATGTCCCACACTAAGAAACCCTTGTCGTTAGTCTCCCCGTGGTTTTGCTGGATCGTGGAACCGCAATAGCGAATCTTACCATCTTTGTCTAGTCTCTGGTCGGTCTTGTGGATATCTCCAAGAAAAGCATAGTCAAAATTATCAAAGATATTAATATCATTTTCGCCGTGCTCCATCACCCAGCCGGTATCAGTCTCAATACCACTCACGGTTCCGTGATAAAGTGCGATATTAATCCTTTCTTTGTCGGTTGGATCAATCCAATTCTTTCTATCGAAAACCGACAGGACATTTAAAGTAAACTTTTCGTCTAGATTTGTCTCGCCAGAGTCCTTAAGTAAATATAAATTAGAGTGTCCTAAAGCATTAACAATTGGTGTAAGAGCGTCTTGACGGCTAGAGTTTCTAAGATTACCATCATGATTGCCAAGAATCACATACGTAGGGGCAATATCAGCCAGGTTCTTGAGAAAATCAGAACACATATCCACAAACTCAGGACTAATTTGCGTTTTAGTGTGGGCAATATCGCCACAGTGAATAATATAATCCACTTCAAGCTCTCGAAGCTTTTCATATATACGGGAAAATACGACACGATATTCTTTATGATACTTCAGATTGCGAATATGCGTATCGCCAAAATGTGCAAACCTCATCAATACTCCACAGGTTAGTAGAGACTATAGTAACAAAATCAACGAAGGTAAATGCTATAATTTCTCTTCCGGAGCTTGAGAGCCGCCAAGTCTTGCTTGTTGAGTCTTGAGCACGCTTATTGCATCTGCTATATTAACCCCCAAGTTGTTGGCCATGCCAGCTAAAAATTGTGCTTTTTCAAATTCATCGGCGGCGCGGAGGTTGTCGAAAAAAGGCCCTAAAGACTTTGCAGCAGATAACTTCTTTGCCAATGCCGCACCTTTTGACTTCAGCTTCTTGGTCGCGTCTCCGAGCACTTCGTCAACTGCGTACTTAGCCTGCATTTTCCCAAGGGGGGTTGAGCGGTATTCATCAGAGTCCATGCTCATGATCTGCCCTTTCTGTATCGTGTAAACAGTCGGTGTAAAATTGGCGCTGCGGCCTTCTAGGCCGGCCTTGGCGTATTCCACAAGTGATGCCACCATGATTAATTTTGGCTGCTCATCGGGTCCGCTAATGTTGACATAATTATCATCGTTTAGTCTACTGCCAGTCGTCTTGCCTGCGGAATCATAGATACTAAAATAAGTTGGAAAGCTGCCTTCTCCAAGAGCGTCTATCTCTTCTTTAATAAGCTGCTTTAATTTTTCTTTCGTGATCTTCATAGTATTGCTCCTAGTTTGCGCATTACCTTATTAACTAGTTGTTCTGTTGTAAAGTAAGCGGAAGTTTTTGTGGCCTCGGGATCGAATCGTCCCTGGATGTATTCGACGGCCTTTTCTGTTGAGAAATCCGGATCTAAATATAACATAATCGAGTCATATAAGTTATTAAACTTTCCGGTTGGCATTTGGATCACCTTGTTCATGACATACCAAGTCTTAAGTTCTGAATATTTGGGATCTTCATACCTCTTAACCGGCTTTGGCTTGGGCGCCTTGGCCTTCTTGGCTTTCTTCTCTCCAGGTTTTTTTGGTTCCTCGGGAGCGTCGGGGAAATATTTAAACATATCTCCCTTTTTACCTCTAGCAGAAATACTACGGACGCCTGGAGTGACTATTTTTCCCTTCTCTGATTTGATACCGAGAATAAACTTTGCTGCCTCTTCAAAACCTTCACTGTCGATCTCGTCAAATATTATACCAAGCCAACTGTTCTTTTCAAATTCATCTCGTATATCATCAAGGTTCATGTTAATCTTTTTAATATTTGTGATTGCCTCTTTAATCTGGCCAATACTCTCTTCTGTGGTAGCGGCGTCTTCACCAGATTGGCGGCGCTTCATGGCCACCCAAACAATCGCTTGTAACTCATGAGGCAATAAGCCAAGTCTCTTTGCTTCTTGGCCGACGAGGCCGGCCATGTGTCGATACGATACAGGGTCGGACATCATCTTACCCTTAAGGGCTGTGAATTCTTTCTGTGTTGAAGCCCTCTTAAGCATGGGGTAGAAGGCATCAATCATCCATGTGTCAATTGTTGAGTTCCACATATACATATCATTGTATGTCATGGCACCGGTATCTGCATCACGCGAACCAGCAAGCTCTGGTGCTATTAGATTTAAAACAAAATTTGGCACCTTGTTTGCTTTTGTGAAACCTCGAAGTTCACCGGGCTCTCTTTTTTCAGCACCAACAAAAGTCTCCAAATAATCTTTCAGCATTTCTGGTCTTTCTTTAGCGTCTTCCTCGACAGCCTTAAACATATAAGCAGCCTCGACAAGATTTAAGGAAAACTTAGCCCTCGGTGAGTAGGTTGCAATTAAAAGACCAAGCAAAGCTGCATCTCTATCAGATTTAGTTTCTTGATCTAGCAGCTTTCTTATGGTATGATACCAATCACGAGCTTCTATAAAGAGATCACCTGCTCTCTTGGTTTCTTCCACCATAAGCGCAAAATCATCAAGCACTTCTTGGGGGACTTTTAGCACGTAGGAGCCAGCTTCGAACTCAGCCGGGGTCATCCTACCTATGCCCCCTTCTAAGTCCTTACGGGACGCTCCAGGGCGCACTGTGGGGATCTCTCCTTCTGGACCGTAATACTTCTGACGTAGAGCAATTAGCTCCTCTTCTTCCTCTGGGGAGAACTGCGTTTTGCCGGCGCCTCGCCGTCCCTTGAAACGGTCACTAGCATCTACAACATCGCCCTCTGCAACTTTACGCATGGGCTCTGCCTCAACGGGCTCAAGCATGTCTTTTATGCTAAGTAAGGTTGGGCCGGTGGCTCCAAGAACCTTGGATGCCTCAGAGGATATCTTTCTAATAGACGCCTCTAGCTTTTTGACCTCTGCTCCTGTGAAGACAAATTGCTTTGTGCCAGATTCTATAACTTCATTAATTAATTTTTCTATTGCTTCAAGAGTTAATTTCATAATATGATTTGTTAAATTCCAGCAAGTGCTTTCAATAAATAGTTGGTTGTATTCATAAGTGTTGCATTTTGTTTTCTAAGAACAAATTCCTTTTTAGACATCTCTCCGACATCCGAATATGGAGAAATATCAACTTTATAAATTTCAATTCCATACTTCAACAGATCACTGATCAGCCTCATCGCTTTCTTCTCGGCATCGGGGTCAAGGGCGATATAAACCGGAGTATCGTTTTTTGCAATTTCTTGGAATAGTTTTGAATTCTCGCGTAAAGTAGAGCCAAGAATTGGTACCGCGTTTGGGCCGGCAATTATCGCATCAAAAATGCCTTCAGTGATAATTAGATCTTCATCAAAATCCAAATACAGGTGATTGAATACTATGTCCTTCTTAGCAGGGGGATTCTTGTATTTTTTCCAATCGTCAGAATACGATCTAGCTGTAAAATAATTTGGATCACCAGACAGAGAGAAAGAAGGAACTATGACTCTACTCTCATACTCGCCCTCAAAACAATAACCAATTTTCCACCTTACAATATCACTCTTTGTGAGTCCACGGGAATATAAGTAATTTAAAGCATAAGTCGCCGTAGCAGGAAGATTTTTGTTTGCCAATGAAATAAACTCTTTTGGCAAGGGAACAACCTGTTCAACAACCTCTTCCTCATTAAACAGATTTTCTGAAAATAGTTTAATGTCGACCTGGCTGGTTAAAGCCGTCCAGTCAGAGCGATTCTTGTAAGTACCATACCTTCTAACGAGGCGATAAAGTGATCTGCCAGAATAATCACAAACCCAGCACTTAAAAACATCCTTGGGAAGGTTTACCGACAGTTTCTTTTTGTGGTGCTCACACTTAGGGCAGTGGAACAATATCTCGCTATTAGAACGATAAGAGTCTCCCAAGACCTCTCTTAGGATTTTGAGCTTTTTTCCTTCTGACATTGGACCAGACCAGCCTTAGCAATCACCCAACTATCCACCTTATCAAAACACTCAGGCCTTGGGTTACCATGCTTAGTATATTCTATAAGAACATCTGGCACGTTGTCAACAACGTATTTCATGGCGGCTTCCTTTCCCTTTGTGCCTTTCGGAACAGAAATACCAGCAAGTTTTCTTGCTGACGTTGCTGCAATATATTCTGGCTTAATTTCAAATATATTATAGCAAAGCCACGATACAATGCCATTGAATCGTGAAAGCGAGGAAAGAGTCTTAGCTGATGAAAAGCCAGATCTAAAAGTTTGAAGTGACTGCTCAATAAAAATACGCCTTGGCCATGTTGTAACCCCAACGGTTTTCAATATTTGTACTTTCAAATCTTCAAGAGCCTTCTCAACAGCTACGGCCTTCTCAAAAAAATCTTTATATTTTCTAGTGTCGATAGCAAAGTTATGTATTACTTTCGAATCTTGATCGAGCAAAGTTATTCCCGTGATGCTCGTGCTCACGTCTAATCCTAAAATCATTACACATCCAGTTTCATTTTAAAAGTATAATCGATTTCGTTGGTTTTTTTAATAGGTTTAGCTAATTTTGCAATTGCAATTAGGTTTTTATCTTGATCATAAATGCCTATCTTTGATATGTAGGTTGTCTTTTCGTATGGCTCTTTATAGTTGTGATACGAGCTACTGACGACATTCTTAACTGTCCTACTTGGTTCTATAAATCTATGACTGGATGATACTGTTCCTGTTGTGTTAACCAAAGAACTGTCTAGGAATGTTGGATTGTTAGAGAAGTTCAATTGATTTTTAGGAGCATGTGCCTTCATGGTCAACACAGGTGTGTATGTCGACCCAGAAAAGGACATGACATAACTAGATGTACCATTAGTAGCCGTATTATAGCCAAAGTTGACCCACTTAGGCTCGTCGGCGGTGAGGCCCTCGTAGGCCTGTGTATATTCGTCGGTCAGGTTATACGCACCTGTCAATACAATACAACCTTCATTATACAGCACGACCCCAACCACATTACCAGAAGCAAAACTATTTGCTGGTGCTGTCTGAATCAAGCTGCCGTCCTTGTTAATGTCTTGGGCGCGACCAATCAATGAGCCGGTCAAATAAAACCTTAAATCAACGCTGCCCTTTTTAATTGAAGAGCCGTAAAATATCGAAGGAATGCTTATCAGATTTAGATTCGCCGTTGATAAATCCCTGGAGTGCATTGATGACGTGTATTGATAATGGGAATTGAAAGCAGCGTAATAATCAAATGTATTTTTTAATGCTGTTATTCGTGTCCTGGTTGAACTAGCGGCATGATACTCCCTATGATACGAAGAGGTCATAGGATAGCTGCCCGATAACGTGTCTCCGTAAACAAAGTTATTATTAAAGTTTTCCGTCGTCACAGTCGAGAATGATGTTAGGCTTCCGTCTTTTGTAATAAAAGGATAGATAAGCTGACCCGTGGGCCTATCAACGTTCAGTTCATATAGACTTAAGTGTCCAGTGTCGTGATGTCCAGCATTGCCAACGTGAGTCCCGCTTACAGTGGGCTTCCCATTGTAGTAAACATTGCCGCCATAAATAAAAAACTCAGTCTTAGGATGAGCTTTTATCTGATTATAGAATACATCATTTCTACCAAATTTGTATAACGGCATGTTTTAAAACTCATTTTAGTAATCTAATCTCACCCTGAAAGTAAGTTCTGTAGTTGGGTCTTTTTTGATCGGCTCGGAAAGTTTAGCAACCGCCAAAAGCTCATTGTCTGCCGAATACAAACCGATAGTCGATATGTAGGATACAGGCGAGTCTAATGTGCTATCTTTCACGACAATCTTGCTGTTGGAAAGATACGTTGGGTTCGTGCTATAGTTAAATTCATTATGATTTGCTCGGCAAAAATGAATTGTAGAGTTAAGCTCAGTGGTGTTGTTAAAGGAAAGGTCAAAAATCTTGTGTCTGACACCGTTAGAGAAATTCTGTATGGTTCCGCCCGACAAGGACGAGGTAACAGTCATGACCTTGCCTGATCCGCCAACAATGTCAGTGCCGTTAGACACGTCCATAGGCGTGTTGCCAGCGTTTGTGTTGTGCAGGAGGCCGCCGATGTCCGCAGTGTTGAAGATTGAAGCTGTCAAAACAACAATTCCAGCCTGATAAAAGATCAAGCCAGCTTTTTGTGTTCCGTCGTCGGTATTTAGAAAGTCCGTTGAACCGTCCCCACCGCCATGGGTGTCTGCATAAAGAATACCATATTCA